TGGTGCCGACGTGATCGTTTCACCGCTCGCGCGACGAAGCCTGATCGACACGTCGACCGAAGGGTCTGGATATTCGACACCGGCGCGAATGATGACGTCCGACATTTTATTCGCTTTGAAAGTGCCGATAGGGATAACCCGCTCAACAGGATCAAACCGACAGCCGATCATTTCAAACCAAAGGTCCGCTTCGTTGTGAACCGTCCATGTCGAAGCGTTCGACGAGGACAGCAGCACACCAACGGTAAACGGCTGCTCGGAAATAACCGCCTGGGTATCGATATCGATATTGCCAATCTCGGCAATGAACAAGGAGTGTTCGCCATCGTCTGTCAGAGCGACGAATGCAAATTCCCGACCACCTTGCAGGAAAACCGGGAAATTGAAACGTGACGTAAAGACTTCGCCTTCCACCAAGTCAGTGCCGGGGACAAACGCTTCGGCCAGAACCGTTTGCGTTGGCATTCCGATTTCGACCGTCCGCAGCTGTACCGCAATCGAATTGCTTCGAGAGCCGATCTTTGCGCACATCAGTCGGATGCCCGATAAGCACCACGATTGAGCCAGCGTGAACGTCTGTGCAAGCGGATCGTGACCGGTTCCACCTCCACCCCCTCGACCTTCACGGTTTGCAACAGGTGTCGCATTGTTCGCAGCAACATTCGTTACGTTGGTGACGTTCGTCACATTGTTGATAACGGTGTTGTTGACCACCGGCTGCGGCATCGTTTCGGTTGTCGTTTCAAGCGACGACGTCAGACGATATTCCTCGACCGTGATCGAGCCACGTCCGACATAGGTGCAACCCGCTTCGGTTCCGGCAGAACCTTGGAAGTAGATCGACTTCGATCCCGCCGGAATATTCGCCGGAGTGGTGAAGTGCCCTGTTATGACGCCATCTTCATCCGCAGGGCCAGACACCGTCGGGGTGACTTCAACACCATCGAACTCAACAACCAACAAGTTTTCATTCTCGATGAAGCCTTCCAGACGGAAATTGACGTCCCGCTGCCGGATAAATTCAGCATTGACTACGCGCTCGCTGACTTTCTCGACCCGTTGTTCAAGTGAGATACCGCTGATGAACTCACCTTCACCGGCTTCAAAAGCCTGCGTTTCAGGTGAAGTCCAAACGGTTTGTTTGTCGGTCCATACGTCTGTCGACGGTTCAACGCTTGCCCGGCCAGGCATCGGCGTAAACGTCTGATATGGATTGATCTTCATTGCCTTGCTTCGCCTTGGCTGGCGAATGACGGCAACTTCCGAAAATTCCAGATGACGAATACCGACAAAGGCCGGGAACTCATGCAGGCGGGCATAGATCGGCAGTGTCATCTTGCCACCGAATACCGCTGCCGTCTGCGCAATGCCCTGATCGCGCATCGCATCATTGCGAAGCGGATCAACGAAAAGGCCACGTTTCGCGCCAACTTCACGAGCGGACACGTCATTCTTAAGACGTTCCTGCGCGACGAGGTCGTAAACATCGAGGAGCATTGTGCGTATGTCCTGAATTTCGTCATACGGCACGTTGCGAACGCCGGTGTTTTCGACGAATGGCTTTTGCCCCCAATCGTTCGATACACGGGCAAGCTCGATCATGCTGTCCGATATAATCGGCGGGCGCGGGCGCGACACGGCAGACGTGCCCGTCACGTAGACCATTGTGCCGGTCGTATCCATGCAAACGGCATCAATGCGCGGGAGCTTGTAAGCGTAGTCGATCAGAACATTGGTATCCTTGGCGGCTCCGGTCACTTTGACGGTGTCGCGCGTGACCTCGTCGGGCTGGATATTTTCGTTGTACCGATACTTGACGGTATAGGTCGTACCGGGAGCGGGTTCCGCTCCGGAGGGCGACCAGTCGATTTGCCCCTGAGAAAGCAACCAGCTTGAAGGCGACTTGTAGACGTTATCACCCTGCTTGATTTCGAGGATCGCAGTCACCGAAGGGTGAGCGAGCGGATCAACAGCGCCGGAGAACGGCCCGTGCAGAACGCTTTCGGTGATTTCCTTTTCAACGGTGACACGCCGGACCTTATCGATTGGCGCTTTCGATACCTTGAAGGTCTGTGTTCCGCGGGTCGCCCCGGTAAACGGGTGCGGCTCCGCATCAACATTGCGCAGGTCCGGCTTTTCATCGACCTCGAAAGGCAAGGACTGGCGGCGGCTGATCCGCCGACCGTTGACATAGGCCGTTCCTTCGGAAACCGAAAAACCCTGTTTCCCGTTTGCCTTCGGTCCGAGTGCCGTAATCAGAAATCCATCAAAGACGAATGAGCCATTGCTCTCGCGCGAATAGCCTTCAATCGCTTTGTAGATTTCCGAGAAATCAACATTCGTCGACGTAGTGAGAATAACCCCGTCGCGCACCTGATAGACGGAAACGAGCGGCTTGGGATCGCCGTCCTGTGAGTGTCCCCACAGCACTGTGATCTCGACCCGGCTTGGCCCTTCTTCCATGTAAGCTTCTGTGCCGGGGATAGAGCCTTTCAAATCGACGTCGACAACGTCAGTTATCAGGAGTTCCGTGCTCCGGATGCCGATTGTCAGGTCGCCTTTGTTTGGAAGAACAAAGGTTGCATCCGGAACGTCGTGGACAATGCCTTCCATATAGATCGGGCAGGCTGGCAAGCGCACCCGGATATGGTCGTCGTCTACGCTCTCGACGACGGGGTCTTGACCGTCCATTACGCGACCATCTTGCAGGATGTAATCAAAGCCCCTGCGCATATGGTCGATGTTCATCGACTGCATTTCGTTCAAATCAGCGGATTGAAGATAGATACCCTTCTTATCTCTGCCGGTGTCCTGAAATGCTATCGCGTGACGGCGGAGCGAACGATCGAACCTGTCGCCGTAACCGGCGCGTTTAATGATGCTACTCATGAAATGAGTTCTCCAAGATGGATAATTTTGCTTGCCAACCCAACCCTTTAAGCAGACGGTTGAATTCAATCAGTCTGGTGGGGGCTTTTCGAATGTACGGACAGGAATTACTCGTCGCGGAGTTGATCGCGCTTCGCAGTTCGATTGCATCACTTGCGAGAGAAGTTCTCGCCAATCAGGGGTCAGACGCTTTCTTTATGGCGCAGCAGCGAGCGGAAAATTTTGCGGCCAACTCCAAGAATTCTCACGGCCTCTATCACCCAAAAATTCGGGAGCAGGCCACGAAGATTGTTGGCGATATTTTCAATCAGGCGGACAACGACTTATAAACACCAGTTCACATTGTCATGATGAAAGTGAACGTCTGTCCGATGGAGCCGTCGCGAACGATTGGCGAAAACCGATCAACTTCGATCATTCTTCCAATATCGACCACGTCGGCGACAGGGATGAACATTTTCCCGCCGGGGACACCTTCGGCCAGCTTGGTTCCGACATAGATGCCGGTTTCCCGAAGCGTGTTGTTGTTGGCGTCGTCCAGATCAAGCTGAAAGCGGAGGAACACAAAGCCGGTTGGATCGGTGCTCTGCGAATATTTCGCGCCATCCGCCATGACAATGTCGCCGTCCGGGTTTGGCACCACGAAATACTTGTCTCGCGTCCGCGTGACACCGACCGGGCTTTCGAGTTTGGAAAGTACCGACCATGCGGCATCTTGGGCGGCTTGTTCTTCTGGCGTCGAAGGTCGGGGCTGGTCGTCCCATGCTGGCAGACCTTCACCGACCGCGAGAAAGAGCGTCATATCGTAAAGCGCTTTCGCCAATGCGACGCGCCCGTCTTGGGTAAAGACAGCCATTATTCTGATCCTGTTTGGACACGCGGCACCGGAGCGCCGAAGGATTGATGAACAAACGGCGCATTCTGAAATGCGACCGTTGCGGGATTGCGATAATCGACGCGAACCGCAGCCAGTGACGCGAAGCGCGCTGAGAGCTGATTGATCGGAATGCCTGCCCGAACGGTTCGAACCGTTTCGACATTCTGAATAGCGTTGACTTCGACACGTCCGCCGGTGGGTACAACGACTTGTTTGCGATGATTGACGCGAATTGAAACAACAGGCCCGCCGGATTCCTTACGGGTCCCGGACCAAGTGTTGAGGCCCGCGTCACCGTTGAGCCGATGCTCATTAAGGCGAAACGCTCGCACGTCCCAACCGGCGGTCATTCTTGCGAATTCAGAGCGGAGCGGCTTAGAAGACATGACCAAGCGGGTCATGGGCCGGAGGAATTGAGTGTTCCGCGGTTCAAACGGCAGGTGAATTTGAAACCACCACCATTTGCGAGCAGTGGCCGGAAATTCCTCAATGTCCCCGTCGTGATTGATCCAACGTAAGGATTTGTGGATCGCCGCAGGCGTACCAATTATGCGCTGCCATTGAATGCCCTCGAGAATGACGTCGCGAAGGTTTGGAAGGTACTCGGCAACTTCGGAGAGGCCGTATTCAGAAACCAGATAGGGAACAACCCTGTCTATCGGGTGAAATTTAAACCCGCGCAATTCGACAATGCCGGGTGACAATTCCGGGGTCCGGTCAAGGGCCTCCGAAAGCGTTTTTTCCAGCACCGTCGCATTACTTGGAAGCAATGCGGTTCGGTCTGCCATTAGTAATCGCGCCCCATATAGTTGAGTTTGATTGCCCCAATAGCGATTGCAGTTCCCGGAGAGGCAACGACTGGATCTGTTGGCGAAACCATCTCAACTCGTTGAACGCCCGCGAAATGAAGCTTTGCTTCAATCCATGAAGGAACGAGATCAAAACCGATTGCGGTATCGGAATCCCATGATTTCCGGAGCGCTGCTTCCAGAGGCGATAGATCTATTAAAGGCGCAGAAGGAAGGAGCCAGACATTTGCCTCGATATCTGTTGTTGTCGTGACTGCGGCCTCGACGATTATTGTGTCGTTGAGGGTGCGAACGCGGTCGCTTGTGACAATGTCAGTTACCGCACCAAGCATAGCATTGTCGGGAATCCCACCATTTTCGCGGGAGAGAATAGCAATATGGATGATCGGCCAGAAATCCTCCCGGAAAGCCTTGGCGCTGCGAATGCGCACATCAGCCCGCCGCGCCGCCGCCTCATACCAGTAAGCGCCGCCGCCGGGCGATCTCCCTTTGATTTCAAGAACGATGCGATCCCTAAAAGGTTCGTCGCCCTCACCTTCGAGGCGATCAACATCATAAAAAGCGGCCAAATGATCCAGGTCAGCACCACCAGCGAAAGCCAATAGATTAGCCAGAGCGGCATCATTGATGCGCGCGCGGACAAGCATTTCCCGATATGCTTCGGCTTCTTCCGTAATCTGGATGGGATCGGTTTCCAGAAGCTCGACGTCATAGTCCGGTAATTCTGGGTGCTTTTCCCGTATTATCCGCCAAAGCTCCTTAAGCAGCGCTATGCGCTGAGAAAGGATCACTTCATAGTCAAGAGTTTCGATGACGTCCGGCTTCGGATAAGTCGTAAGATCGAACGCCATAGTTATTGCCTTTCAAAGAAAACCCGCGTTTGAGCATCTTCCGGTCTGGAAAAGTCGCCCAAATGTCCCCGCGGATAATAGATGCCGAAGATTTGCAGCGAGAGCTTGCCGGTTTCATCAGCTCTGCTGATCTTGCAACCGGTCACAGCGAAACGCGGTTCCCACTGTGCTATCGCCATCACGACAGCCGAGTAAACCGCGAGGATGACACGGTCGGTTAGGGGACGGTCGATCAAGTTCAGGACTTCCGAACCAAACTCCCGGCGCATCACGCGGGAGCCGATAGCCGTAGTCAATATGACTTCAATCGACTGCCGGACGTGTTCGAAGTTCGACAATGGCCGCCCGTCCACACGATTGACGCCGCTTGAAGACATTGGCGTCAGCCCTTAGCTTTTTGGAGTTCTTTGTCGTTCGGCTTCTCGACTGGTTTAGGCAAGTCCAGTTGATGCCCATAAGGGGGAAGAAACGGTCGCGCTGTAGTTTCAGGCATATCGACCTGTTTCGACGAAGCGTCACGCCAAGTGCCGCCGTAAAACCCGCTTTCTTTAACAATAACTTCCATCACGGTTTTCCTTTTTTAATCGCACGCCCATCGAGACGCGCCAGAAATCAACGTTGCGCCGCAGGCCGTTGCATCGCCATGACGAGCAATTGGCTCGCCTTCACATATGAATTTACCAGAGCCGCCAACAATCGGGTTTGATCCGTGTATCGGGCACGCATAGGTATCGCCGCGACGAGCAATCAAAGCTCCTTCGCATTCCCATTTTGCTGCCGATGTTGTGATTGAACCGCCGTGCGACCCGGCATCGCCTAACCGGGCTATAAGTGGCATTATCCTAGCGTTCCGCTGGACGCTCTAAAAGCGATGTTCGGCGCATCAATTGTCACCGTATCGTCGCCTATGAATAACCGGGCACTGCCCTTTACGATAACAGCCTCCGGGCCGTTGTGAGGTCGCGGATTTGCGTTGGAATGAGTGGAAAAGTCGATAATACCGTCGGTAAGGTCGCCGCTTTCTGAAACAACGTCGACCTGCTGTCCGACGGTAGGAGGAATATGCGAGGATATCCCGCCAGCGGCGATTTCCTTCCAAGGCACCCACGGAGAAAGAAAAGGCCGATCCCCATCGTTCTCTATCAGAACACGCGCAAGACCTTTATCTAGATCAAGCTTCTCTACGGTGCCTGTTCGCTTGCGATTTGCAGTGCGACGTTCAAGTTCGAACACCCGCCTTTGCATTTCCACGAACTCATCAATGAAATCAGCCATGTGTTTCGACCGCTTCTACTTTCGCGATGGAAGGCTCGCCAGTTTCCGCAGATAGCGGCGGCGTGATAAAAAGCGCCCTCGCCTCATCAAGCGTCAGACCAAACCGTCGTCGCTGTTTTGCTGATTTGAGTTGCACGACGTCCAAGCCAAGAAGATCGCGCATGCTTGTCAAATAAGGATGCTTGATCGCTGCCATCTGATCGAGCAGCTTTTGCCATAGCGACGTGGGCGCAATTGGTGCGCCATAGACTGGATCTGGCAGAATGTCGCAGAGAATGCATTGTTGATGGGCAGCCATCCGCGTTCCCGTTTCAGCATCAGCGGTTCGCCTACGATCCACCTTTGCAATATTGGTGACAAGCCCACGCCAGATCTCAGCCCACTCATTGTCGGGATCCATCAGCGCTGCAACAGTCTCGCGGTCGACAACGTCGAGAAACAATTCAAAAGCGGAATCGGTAGCAGGAATACCAAACCCGATGATCGTGCTTTCGCCGGTCTCCTGATTGGTTTCCGTCATCGAGGCGGCAATGCCTGTTTCAATCAACAATTCAGTCAAACCATTGACCCAAAGCCTGCGACCAGTGCCGAGATCGTCCGCCTTAGCGCTGTCGGTATAGACTGAAATAAAAGGCTTTTCCTGATTGGTACGCAGACTTTCATCTGCGGCAACATCGAGCGAGCCAATCTCACTATCAAGTACATTGCCTTCAACAGATGTATTACCGCGCAAAGCTTCAATCGTAGCGATGCGCAATGCGATACGGCCAATAGACATCAGGAATGCCCCAACTTCAAAACAATGAGATTGCTATAGCGATCAGAAACCGCAGCCACTTCAAACCACGGCTTGCCGTCCCGATCATTGGCCCGCACTTTGTCGCCAGCTTGCGGCATCGGGCCATTATAGGTCGAGCGATCAAGGAATAATTCAGCTTCGCCTAATGAAAGGCGAGAGCGATATGTGCCGGTAGGTCCGGGAGCGTGAGAATCATCACCGCCGACATGAAGTACGGCGGTGGGGACTTCAATCATGGGCCGCGCTGGATCAGCCACCTGCCCTTTCATAAAAGACAGACGAACTGACTCGCCATAGCTAAGGCCGATCTTCTGATCGACCATAGCTTCAAGTTTTCGCCAGTTCACCATGAGCGGTTACACCGACAAGCGAACCGCGCCGGATCCGGAAGGATTGGCAACCGCTTCAGTTGCGTGACCGATGAAGGTATTGCCCGATGCAGCTGTCGTCAGAACCTTATCTGCGGCAATGTAATAGACTTTGGCACCAACGGTCCAAGCCTGCGCTTGTTCTTTGGGCAATTCAAAGACGCCTTCGGTCGCAATTTCGACCGGATCGCCTTCTGCAGCTGAAAACTCTGCAACGCCAAACAGACTACCAATGACAACAAGGTCGCCGGATTTCACATCGGCAGGAGCTGGCACAGTAACCGTCTTGCCGGGCTGGATATAGTTTTTCATGGGAATAACCCTTTTGAATATCGAAACGGGAGGAATGGCGGATCAATCAGATCCGCCGATGTTCGTTTAAGCCCCGGCGTTCTTGTATCCGAAGCGATAATCGGTAGCGCCACAACCGAAGTCATGTTCAACCGACATGCTGAAACCCTGTCGACCGAAAGGCTCATCCATGCGAACGCGCGGCGCTTCGTAGCCTTCCAGATAGCCCCAGCGGTAATTTGAACCGGATGCAGGATCTGCAAGCAGATGCCAGGCATTGCCTTCGATCTGATTGGTTTCGATCAATTCAAACTTGCCGGAGAAAATGTTGACGGTCGCAATGGTTGCAGGCGTGATCGACGCAAGGAACTTTTCAGCTTCGGTGAGCTTGTCCGGACCAACCAGCATGATGCGAGCAGCGTTCGAAAGCAGTGGATTACCATCAATGCTCTTTTGCTTGCTCATCGCCTTACGACCTTCGCCAACGGCGTCGACTGTGATGGCAGACGCGGTTCCGGCAAGGTTCTTGTGTTCGGCATGAAAGACCGTCTTGCCATCGGCAAGATTGCCGTTGAAGGCACCCGCATAGAAGGTAACTTCCTCGAACAAAGCCACCGACGCACCATAACTTGTCAGCAGTTCCGAGATTGCGCCGAGATCATCGTTGATAAGCATCTGACGGCTGATATTGAGCGCAATCGCATAGCTGAATGCCTGGACCTGCTCTTTGCCTTCACCGAACGAGCCATACTTGATCTCGCCGTTCTCCAGTACCTTTTTCAGAAGCGGGAAATCGCCGACCTTGACGGTGGTGTCTGGACGGAAGTCACGAAAATTACGCTTACGCGCAAATCGCTTGAATGTCGGCTGGGCCAATGCGTAACGCTGTTCAAGTGTGCGATTAACAGCGCCTTCGAAGATTACAGGGAAGTCCGATGTTGAATGCGATGCACGGGTGAACACATCGTCGATATCGCGAGCATTCATCATGCGACGACCGCGATAGTTCACACTTTCAGCCGCGATATCTACAAGGCCCATACCCATGAACTGGCGAGCGGCAGCTGACGGACCAGCATCCGGTGTCGGCGCGCCAAGGCCATAGGCCAACGCTTCGATCTGCGCAGAACGACGGGTATCGCCTTCATCGCGGATCACATTGACGCGGCTGTCAGTCGGGGCATTCCGCTCATTATTGACCATGTGATCAAGCAGCAAACTGCGGAAAGCATCGACAGTCGTACCGGAGCGGACATGTTCACGGCCAAAGTCAGCAAAACCAGAACGTAAGGCCAGTTCTTCAATCGCGTTAGAACGTTCACGTTCAGCGCGCACCGCTGCATCTGCGACAGCTTGCGGATCAGTGTTAACAGGGGGCGCATTTCGCTGTTCGTTTTCCAGTCGGGCAATATCGGCTCGCACCTGATCGGCTTCTGCCAGAATATCCGCATGTGCCTTTTCGATTGCGCGAACAGCCGCTTCGTCCAGATCGTCTGTGATTTCAGCACGCTTGGCTTCGGCCCGCGTGGTGATATCCGTGAGTTTGGCGCGCAGACCCAACAGAGCGATGTTAGCGCCAATGACATGCATACCGCTTGGTTGTGTGAGCATGCCATGATCGAAAGATGCTGCATGCGATGGATCAGCTGCGAAGAACGCAAAAGCCAGACCGACGCAGAAGATTGCGGCGACGGTCGCGAAAATGTGAGCACCCTTTTTCATGGTGTGCGCTTCCTTCTAAGTACCGGGCAAAACAAGCGCCGTCGGCCTGCAACCCCGGAGTTGCAGGCGGCAAACTGATAAATTGTCGTGATTGTCAGCCGATGCGGCGAACGGCTTCCGCCATTCTCATACGTGCAGCAGCTGCGGCAGTCGAAAAGCCTGCGCCCAAGTATGACAGTGGGAATGTGCCAGCCTGCGAGCGGACCTGCGCATCAGGATCTGCGGGGATTGTCACAAAGGAAATTTCGTTCGGCGTCCAGCGCTCGACAATAACCTTTTCGACCTCACCCTTTTTAGTAGCTTCCTCGACGCGGATCTTGTCGATGGAGTATCCAACCGACACATTCTTGATGATGCCGTCAGAGACGAGGCCAAACATTCGATCTGCCCGCTCATCAATTCCCGCTTTGGGAAAGCGAATACTCGCTTTACCTTCACCGCTATCAATCCACGCGCGTTCAACCACGGCGACCTGCGAAAACGTTGACCATGCGGAATGACTGTCGAGAACGGGAGCGCCCGCATTCATACGCGTGAGATCAATCGCTTTGTCGCTGACAACGAGAACCTCATCGAATGGAACGACCGTATCCCAGCCAACATAGCGACGGCGCCGTACGGTTGCGCCAGCTGTCCAGACGAGTTCAACCGTCCGTGTTTCGGCATTAATGCCGGAGGGAAGTAAGCGAACCTCCTGCATCTGCATTGGCAGACTATCCGGCATCTTGCGCAGATTAAGTTTCGTCATCGTTTTCATCCTTGTCGGGAGGATCATCAGAATCGCTGTTTTGTTGCGTTTGTCCGGCCTGCGAGATGCGGCGCGGATCGCTGTCAAAGATCAAACCCTTGTCATCCAGCTTTTTGTTGAAAGCCTCAATCTCGTCGATCACGTCTTCTGGATTTTCACCCGTCTCAGCAATTGCGGATGGAAGGGACCGGAAACCTGCGCGGACTTCCAGAACTCTCGCTTTCACATCCTTCAGCGGATCCGCTGAATAGAAGCGAGGCGGCGACCACTCGGCTTCCACGGTCGGCGTCTGGATCTTGCCAGCCAGATATGCGGCCTCGCAAAACCAGTCCCACAGAGGCTGCAACAGCATTGGAATGATCACCTGCCATTGCAGCATTGAAATCATCCGGCGAAAGCCTTCCAGCCCGATCTTGCTCGACGAGTAGTTAACCTTGTCGAGCCTGCCGGTCATAAGAGCGAACGGAACCCGCCAACCCGCAGCCACCGTATGCAACATCGAAGTCTTGTAAGGGTCGTAGCTGTCAGTGACAGCAGGCTGCGAGAACTTAATATCACGGCCACCGACAGCATTGAGGAACATGCCCGGTTCAACCTTTTCGACCCTCTGCCCACGAGCGTTGTAGAGGCCCGGTTGAAGTGCTTTTCCATCCTCACCGGTCATTGGCATACCGATATTGTCGTCAATATCGCCACCCGTCATGACACCGACGAGACAAGCTTCCAGCCTCTTTCGAACTAATTCGGCCTGCTCATATTCAGCCAGATCAAACGTGTCTGACATTGCAGGCGTACCCCATGGCACACCCCTCACCTGCGTGCGCTGCTTTTCGAAAACATGCGCAATGTCAGCCGCAGGCACCGGCTTGGAAACAATGGTCGACTGCGGATCAAAGAAGCTGTTTCCGGGGTGCGAACCAAACATCCAATAGGCGCGTTTGCGTCCGATGGCATCAAACTCAATGCCTTGAATGGTTTTGCCGCCGCCAGACAATACACCCTCTTTCGTGGTGTCTATCAGATCTGATTCCAGCACCTGCAATTGCAGCGGAACCGGCAATCCATCCTCAAGTCTGCGGCGACGACGGCGCACGATACCGTCACCGCTTTCAAACATTTCCCGAACTGCAAGGGCCACGATCCCATTAAAGTCGAGATCACCATCCGCATCACAGTGCTTGCTCCATTCAAGAAACAGCTTATTCAGTTCTTTATTCTTGGATCTGGGAATGATCCCATCACCAATCGCATGACTGACAAGCTCGGATATCGCTTTTGCAGCGTAGGGATTGTTGCGGACAAGATCGCGCATGCGATCCCGAAGGACGCGACCCGCCCGCGTAATCTCAGCATCAGCGGACGTGGACTTCGCCCGCCTACCCGATTTTAGCCGGCCGGTTTCCGCACCACTGTAGCTGCGCTGCGCAATCTCCATTGCGGCCCGCTGCTGCACCCGACGTAAGCCAGCCTGCGGCGAGACATAGCCAATGGCCTTATCCAGAATATTGGTGATGCTCATCAATCTAACGCCGCCAGTATGATACGAGACCGGCCTTGTCTGCGGGATCTGAGATCCGCAAGCGCCTCTCGCATATCTTTGAGGGAATGATATTCCACCTCGCGGCGCGTGCCGCCCGAATGGAAAATGACTTTCTTTGCGCCTGTTGCTATCGCATCTTCGAGCGCTGCAATTTGATCATCTAACGTCGCCATGGCTATAACCACTCCGAAGGTGCGATTTCTGGTATGTTTGAAACCCGTTTGGTTTCAGGCGGCGTGGAAAGTTCGCCCTCGCGATGCGCCCAGTTGGCGTTGACCATCTGTCGGGCTGCAAAGGCGTAGACTGTGCAGTCAAGCGCTTCGTGTCGCCGCCCAGGCACCGGAACGAATTGCCGTATCGTCTGTCCGCGTGAATACTTGACAACCAATTGCTCACCCACGAGTTGCTCAAACCAAACATCCGGCAGAGCTTTCGAAAAACGCATGGAGCTGGTACGTGCCAAGCGACCGAAGATATGGCTTTTGATACCGTCAACACCGACAATGAAAAGCTTACCGCCCTTTACGGTCGACTTGGATTTCTCAATCCATGGCCTGTTACCGCCGACACCCTTGATTGCGAACACGCGCCTGCGGAACCGTGGGAATGCGTAACGATAGACGGTTTCCATCGTCTCGCCGTCCGAGCTGTCGATGCAGGTTGCTTCAACCTTGATCTTGCCGCCAAGCGGATGATCCCACTGCGTACCAAGCGCGACATCCAATTCCGACCATGTTGTATGATCGTCGTAACGGCCCCAAATCACTTCGTGGCCGAGAGCATAAGGAATGCCCTCTTTGTCCCAACCAATAAAGGTGACTTCCAGACGATCATCCTGAACGTCAACGCCTGCGGTGATGATCAGAACTTGGATAGGTATCCCAGTGGTGCCCGTTTCGCTCTCATCCTCTGGCGCTTCCGCAACAAGACTGAAATCTTCGGCACGGCTTGCAAGCTCAATATCATCCAGCTCGTCGGTGTTTTCCTTCCAGCCTTGCGCGAGGATCGTGTTGATGAAGGTCTGTAGCTTCGAAGGATCATTCTTCGCGCTCACAAACTCCTTAGCCAGCCGCCCCCATGATGCATTTGGCAGAAGCGAAATCAGGGCATTCATCCGAAACCCGGCATGGTCTTTGACTTCGGGCTTAAGTGCTCGCCACCGGCCATTCGTGACCATACCCGGCTTATGCCGTTCGTCGATTACGGAACCGCATTCCCGGCAGACATAATAAGTCTTTTCGGGTTCACCTTCCGGCCAGTGAATGTCAGACCATTGTATCTCGTGGAAGTGCCCGCATTCAGGGCAAGGTACCTCGTAAATGCGCTGATCCGAATCCTTGTAGGCTTGCAGCACGTGGCTGGTTTCTTCATAGACCGGCGTCGACCCCATAACGATCTTACGATCAGCAAATGAGAGTGTTCGACGTTCGGCGAGAAGAATGGGCGAACCTTCCTTCGTTGCCGTCATGCCGTCCGCTTCATCGATAAACAGAATGCGAACATTGTGACGGCGAAGGTTACGGGGTGCCTTAGCTGCGATGACTTTGAGAAAACCACCCGGAAAGCGACGGGACAACAGTGTGTTGCGCCCGCCTTCATCAACATCACCAGTCAGCAGACCTTGCAGATCCGGTGACGCATCAAAGATCGGCTCAACGTCCGAAACCATATAGTCGCGGCAGTCAGCCTCTGTTGGCAACAGGGACAGGATTGGCGATGGATCGTTCGAACAGAAACTTGCCATGGCACTGGTGAGCAGCGTGGTGAAACCGACGCGAACAGGCTTTACCAGTGTCACCCTTTCAATTGCGGTATCACCGATGGTGTCTGCAATCTCTCGCTGCGGAGGCCATAGACGCACCCGACCCGTAAGCGATGAAACACCTTCAGGAAGGTAAACCGTTTTCTCGATCCAGTCCGACAGCTTCAGTTTCGGCGGAGGTGTTAGCCCCTCCCAAACTGCCCGCCGTAATATCGTCAGCGCTACCGTCATCGTCCTTTTCACCAAGCTCCGCTAACGCTGCTCGAATTTCTGTATCGATCAGGTCGACATCGTAAGTTGTGAGGTGCGGCAACATCTGTCGGCATCGAGAAGGAACCGACATGACCATGTTTCGAATACGCCGTGCGATGGACACCCATTCGTGCCGCACTTCTGCGACCGTGATCAGTTCCTTGCGCATCGCGGCATTTTTCATTGCAGCCTGATCGGCTTGCTCACGTGCAAGGCGGGCACGTTCCGTTGCCAGCACGTCGACATTTTCACCGCCGCGCCCTGCTGCCATTGTTCGAATATGCTCGCAGTAACCTTGGACCGACTTTCTAAAGTCGAAGCGATTCCGCCCTGTCTTCACAATGATTCCACGTTCGGCATAATCAGAGATTGCCCGCTTCGACACTCCGATCACATCAGCGAGGTCCAGCGCTGTGACGCTACCGTCGTCGACCGGCATTTCATCCTCTTGCGGCTGCTGAACTTCCGTAAACAGCTGCGCTTCGGGTTGGTCGACATGCTTTTTGTGTGTTTTCGCTGCGAAACTGGGGCTTACGCCGAATTTCTCCGCCGCCTGCCTAACTGTGTTGCCCTCATTGATGAAGTCAATCACTTGCTGCCGCAGCTCGTCCGAATAGCCTTTAGCCATCTGATTCCGATTCCATCCAAATGGCGGGGGAATCCCCCTATGATATTTCACACAGGGCGAAATCCCGCAGTCGCGCTCACCCGCTCCGGTCACAGACCGGGGAAAGGACCCAATGGAGGGGGTGGGGTCAGGGGTCGAAGGGTTGACCGGGTCGGTCGGGTGCCCTGCCCTGATCGGCAGCCTATGGCAGCAACTTCTTGATCGCTGCGTCGACACGCTCTTGAAGCAATGGCGCTGCCATACGTTCGAATGCAGCCTTGGTTGATCCCTTGGTCATTTCCACTGGGATAAACACATCCGACCGGGTGTAGCTAATACGACTGCCTGACTTGTTAAGCCGGTGAAAGACGTGTCCGTAAAACTTTGGCACATCCTGTCGGTTCGGAAACTTGCCACCCTTCATAAACGACCCCGCAAAAACCTTGCGCTGTCCGAATGGCTTGGCCGAGACACCCTTGCGGGTTTCCTTCGGCGACAGGTATTTCAGGCGAATGTTACCGCCTCGCGTGACCATATCGTAAGAAAGCTTGCCGGGTCTTGCGACACCGGGATCGCCAATTGCTTTGACGATTGTCTTACGCTGCAAGCCGGTCTGTTTCGTCAGCGCACGAATAACTTGCGTCTTCGCCCTGTTGCCAACCTGATTGACGATACGTGGCAGCACTTTAGGAAAGCGTGTGTTCAGCTGGTTAAGCCTGCTACCAAACAGTGACAGGTGCTTGTCAGCCCAGTGCGCCGTTATCGTTGCCATGAGCAGCCTCTATAGAAAATGGAAAGAGCGCCTCAGGGGCGCTCAATGGTATCGGTGATTGGTAGACATAGCTTACGCACTGGCCCTGAATCGGTGTCTCAAGTTTGAGACTGTCAGGGCGGGGTCCGACCGGCGTACCAACCTCAGAACTTTCGTTCCCGCTGTCTAGGCGTTCTCAGAGGCTCACTACAGGATCATCGGATTATCCGTGAGCAGAATACGCTCACAAAGGTTCGAGGATTGCAAGAGGCATAATTGCTGGCGTCGATCTTCCAAAGAAATCGATATCAACCACCGCGTTACCCTTTCCATCGTGACCGCCTGAAACAATCTCTCCATTGCGCCCGGCAAATATCCCATCACGAATATGAACTTTCATACCTCGCTTGAATACAGCTTGGGGCACCTCATGATCAAAATGACCGCTCTCTGCTTTCTCGTTGAAAGACAATACCTTATCGGCTGAAACGAGGTGAGGATTTTCATAACCTCCAAGTATGCCAGCGACATACTCAAAGCTCAATAATGCAGCCATGGTGTCATTTGAAATGATGCAGCGGGCGAAGATGTAACCAATGAAAATCGGTTCTTTTCTAGGTGGGATAACACGATGACGCTTGCGTATTTCCTTGCCCAATTTCATGGGGACAAGTGTTTCGATATCAGCATCCAATAGAGCGTTACCCACAGCGATTTCACGGCCAGTCATCACTTTCAGCACCAGCCAAGGAGAATCATCACCGGCCCGAATCGCCGCCTTGGCATTTTCAATACGTCTGCGTTTTCTTTCTTCAATGGACTTATCGAGCTTTGCATAGCATCGCGACAGGTCGATATGCGCTGCCTGATCAATCAAACGCTTATCTGCCATCATCATCACCCAATCCCCTCAAAGCAATCTCGAACCCGTTCAATCCTTCCGGCCCACCTGCCGGGAAATAAGCCCATTCGGCATTTCCCGTGTCAGGCAACCAAGGCCACCCGCGCTCAAGGTGAAAAGCCTGCCAAGCCGTCCATTCATCGCTACCGATGCGAACCTGCACGAGAAGATCCTTGATTGCCTGCAAGCGAACAGGGACAAGCGCACCGCGACGGTTCGCAGCACGTTCGAATAATTCATTCACAGCCGGGAAACCTTGCCGTGCCTGCTTTTCGCGAAGAAGGGCCTCAGCCGTAAAGCGTCCGCTATCTGCGAGGTCCCGCTCAAATGCATTCAGTGAGACAGCCTGCGTTGGGCCATTCAGCAAAAGCTCATAGACGCGTGCGCCCCAAATCTTGCCTAGTTGCGGCGCTGGCACCGAACCCGTTTGTTCGACCGGCGCTTTCGCTGGCAGCTTTTCCCAACGCTTTTCTCGAAGATAGACCGCATAGGAGCAAACAACCTTGCGTCCAATGGCCTTTGCGGCCTCGACGTAACGAGCCGCACTATCCGAAGCAGCTAAGCGATCTTCCGGCGAGAGCGTATTCCAGACCCGGAACGCGTCAGGCTCGCTATCCGTGACCGCAGTCGGCCAAGCGTGGAAAGCCTTTTTGAATGCACGCTCAATGGCCTTCCGGTTTTCCCTGCTTTCCTGCTCGCTCTCGCGCTCTCTCTCAGATGATGGTTTATCTGATGGTTCTATGACGGTTCGGGTGACACCATGACACCCGTCGGCGTCGTCAATGTCACCCGTCTCAGCCGCCGTTGTCACGGGTGACACCGTGTCACCGGTGACACCATGACACCCGTCGGCAGCAATATCAGTGTCCGGCAGACCGTGAAGCACGTTCATGTTGAAGTTATATCGGGTCGTTTCACCCGGACGCCCGCTTGCTGTCGAGACAACAATAAGCAGGTTTTCATCAACAAAATCGCGCAAAAGACGCTGCACTGTGCGTTCCGACATATCGGTTTCACGCGCCAATTTGCCTACAGACGGCCAAATGCCGCGCCCGTTATCGTCCGCAAAGTCAGCCAGACGAACCGCAAGCATCTTCCGGCTTGATGAGCCTAACTGTTTTTTGAATATCCGTGACATGACGGCAATACTCATTGTCCCACCCTTAGCCATGCTTCGAAAGCAGCACGCAGATCCCGCCATCGTTCAGCCGCAGCACTGTTTTCGTTCAGTTCTTTTCTGGATTGTATTTTCAGGACCGTGCGCAGCTTTTCCGCCGCCCGCTCCTTCGTCAAAGGCCACTCAAGGCCGTGCCGTTGCTCAAGAAAAGTCTTGAACGCGGCGTCGTCACACTTCATTGCAGCCTCAGCTGCATAATTTTGCGGCTTGCGCTGTCCGCCTTGTTTCGGCCCGCCCTGTCGCATCGCAACAATTGCCCGATCAACCAGTTCGAGCATAAAAGTCACCATGCGTGGTCCACTTACGACGAAATCAATCTCGTCAAATGTTGCGCCGGGATGGAATGTGGCGACCTTATTAAGTTCGCCATGTCGCGTCTTAGCCTCAACGAATGAAACATCGCCCTCGCAGCAAAGCTGCCAGTCAGCACCTTCCAGCGCCGCAAGTTTAGCGCGTATGCGGCGCAAATCAGCAGCGTCAGCACTCATGACGGCACCTGTTCAGAAAGCAGGAGCAATCGCCCTTCGGCATGCTTCAATGCAGCGCCGCGAACGTTTCCGCGAAAGCGCGTCTGATGCATCGCAGCGTAAAAGCAAACGAGGTACTCGCTACCAGCATCGAACTTATGTCGAATACAAGCGCTTTCCAGAACCTGCCGATACTTCAACATGATTGAAATCGGACACGTCAGCAGCACAACGGCGCGCTCTGCGTCGGTCCCGGCATCGTTCATTACGCGAAGAATAGGGAGCATCGTGTCGGTCATGGCACAACCCGCCCATTCGCCTCATGCCCCCATACATCCCAACCCTTTCGCGGGCCGCGAGCGTTAAGCTCAAGCTTCGCAACATCGGGATAAAATTTCTCAATCTGTTCCGCGAAATAAGCAGGCTTTGCAGAGTGCCTTCCCTTTTTCTCGCGATGAACTGTCGGGGGCAACATTTCCGGCAGCGGGCACGCAATGTCGCCCCGGCGACCAATCAACAACAATTCGTGCTGATCGCGCCCCCAGTAACCATTGCCTATATCAACTTTGTCCCAAATCCAGTGATGAACGTATTTGAAGCCGCATGCTTCCATGACACGCAAGGCATCAGGAAGCATCGGATTAGTAGCCCATAGAAACAATACAGCAGGATTTTTGCCGCCTATCAGCTCGACCATTTCCGTTACAATGTCGTCCGTGGTCATGGTCGGATAATGATTTTCGGCGCTCTTTTCGCCGCCCGTCAACTCAGAGTGAACCCGGAATTTCCATGCCGGGTCTGCATAATAAACCGAATAGATACGATCCAATTTGGCTGGCGCAGTTGCTTTTCCCAAATCCGCGATCATCGCCATATTTGTCAGGCGTACAGCATGCTTGACCTTCTGTTGGTGCGTGCGGATTTCCTTGCTTTCGCCCCGAATGCGCTTTTCGTCAGCAAGCGCACCTTCAATGTAGGCGATCTGCGCCAGATCGTTCGGCAGCTTTTTAAGCCGATCCAGTGTCACACCATTATCGAGACGCGTCCCCCGCAGCATGCGAAGTGCCGCGTCGCAAATCTTCTCGCCGCGTTCGGCGTCGCGCTGGATAGACCGCTCGGTTTTGCCTGTCAGTTCCGCCGTTGCAGCGACAAAGCTGCGGCGCTCCTGACGTTCGATCAAGTCGCCAAGTTGGCGGCTTGATTTCCGGTCGCCACCATGTTGCGTTTCCGGATACTTGATCAGGTAAAGCTCTTTGCGCCGGAACGTAAACACGGCGCGATCCGCAGCCGACAATTCCGAACGTGCCAGATTTTCATCAATTTCCCACAACTCTGAATCAAGCTTGCTTTCGTCACGAATAAAGCCGGGAACTTCCAGCCAGCCCAACTGCCGGGCGGCTTCCAGACGGTGGGCACCCGCTGATAGTGCAAATGGCAAAACGCCCTCACCGACGCGAACCGTGA